CGGTGGCCTTGCAGTAAAGTTCTTGCACTCGTAAATTATCTTCATGAATTCGTCTTCAGGTCCCCTGAAGTATTCAAGCCCCCTGGGGTGAACGCCGAACGCCAGACGGCACCGACGGAGCACCTCCCTCTCGACCACCACATCGTCATGAACCTTCAGGACCATCGCTATGATCGAGTCGCCCGGGTACGCCTTGAGCCTTTTCATAGAGTTCCCGTAGTCCTGCTGGGTCCGCCCCACCTTGTACACACCGTCAGCCATCATGATTAAATAAATATAGCCTGGCATACTTTGTCATGGGCTGAGATTTTTTTCTGGGGAGACGGACTTCGTCTCCTGGGGAAAAATGGTGAAGGTGAAACCCGTTTTCAAAATCCAAAAATCATGGGGTCGTGGCGAGGGTGCCCAAAATTTTTCAACTTTCCACCCTTCACCACTTCTCCACTTCACCATTTCAACCTATTTCTCACCAAAACACGGGGTGAAACCTGGGTGAAACCTGGGTGAAACCTGGGTGAAACCTATCCTGAAAGATCCCAAACGTCGTACCCCTGATCCTCGATACCCTTGACGACCTCTCGGCAATCGATGACCCATGTGTACGACCCTGCATGACCCGTCTCGACTTTGACGCCCTGGATCTTATCGATGGATGGCTTGAATGTCTGCTTGTTTTTAGGCTTGTAATCTGAGAACCGACACCTGACGACCCAGTCGTGGTAATCATCAAACATGTCCGAACTCTTGATGCGTATAGTCTCGGTCACGGCCTTCTGAACTTTGTGGTAAATGAACAGCAGTTCCTTGTCGACCGAGAGGCTCTTGACGCGCTTGTAGATGTCCGTCATCGGGCGCTCCGCCTGGAAATTCGTCTGGGAGATGTCGATGCCCGTGAGGTGATCGTAGATGGCCCTAATGTTACCTGGCTCACTGGCGTACTTGCGAAACTCTTGAAAGTATTCGACGTTTTTGTAAAACTTGTTCGAGCACTCGAGGACTGCGTAGCGTCTGTCATCTGAGTCGAGCTTTACGGGATCGGGCTTATTGTGAATTATGACGAAATTACAGCAGTTGTTGAGGGTGCAGCGCATGATGCCCTTGGCCTCGTACTGGACAGTCTCCCCCGTGATGTATGTTTTGAACTGATCGGAGTTCATCTTTATGGTGCCGACGTTGAAATCGTCAACGACCACCATGATTTTCGAGTTGGTCAACGGGGCGAACTGGGAAAACAGATCCTTGTCAGGGCTGCACGTGTGACCGAAGTACTCGGCTCCCATCACCTTTTTCATGACGTGTTCGAACACGCTTGATTTACCCGCTCCCTGCCGACCGATGATGACGAGTGCCACCTCCGTCTTGCGACCCGGGTACTGAACGATGTTCGCGAGCCACTTGAACACATATCCAGCCTGATCACCGAAAAGAGCCTCGACGTGATCTATGAACATGGCGGCCGAACCGGACGTCTCCGTGATCTTCTGAGCCGCAAAGCCCTGCCATGTGTTGAAGACGTCCTTTGGACACGACGTGGGTGGGGGGAGAAAGTCGATATTCTCGTAGGTGCGCATGGTAGGGTCTTTGAGCCAACGCTTGACGAAGGGCTCATCCTTCAGGAGTTTGTTTTCATTCATCTGAAAAAGGATAGCCCGATTCATGAGTTGAATTCCACCCTGTGTGAGACGCACGAATCCAAAGGGGTTCATGATTTTCAAGTGAGTCTTTTCAAATTCAATCTTTTCACGTTCATAGTTTGTGGCATCTGGGTTCTTGATGACCCATACGAGCGAATCACCGTCCTGGGCCTGGACACAGACGTCGAGCCAAGAGGAGTCACCGATGAGCGTCGCGCCCCGGAAACTCAACACATTCGATGGAGCTTTATTGAATACCGTACCATCGGTTATTTTACGAAGCTGAATAACATAGTCATCGAGCTGTGTTCCGGTCACGACGAAGCGAAAGTGCGTGAACCATACAGCCCCCTCCTGGAAGGTGGACACGATTCCATGAATGCGTAGTCTCGGGTAGTTCTGGGAGTTTACGATCATTTCGAGATCATTTTCACATTCGCACCTGCGCTGAAGGATTTCAACCTCCGTGAGCCTGGTGGCCGACTTGATTTGGTATTCAAAAAAGGGCTTCTTACCGTTACGGGAAACAAGCACCTCGCATGCATATGGGTTCGACTGGAGAAACTCCTCAACCTCCGCCTGGGTGTTGAGTTGGACGGGAGTCTTGGAGTTTGGGGTCGGACACATGAACACGGGAGCCATCCTATCATGGCCTGGGATTTTTTCTGAGGAGACTCGTCTCGTCTCCTGAGGAAACTCAAGTGGTCGCCATCTTCCTGAAGGCGTACCGCTCGGCATGACTTGTTAAAATTTCAGCCTTGTTTTCCTCATAATATCGGGCCGACTGATCACGGGTCTCTTCCCGGTGCGTCTCACGGTACTTTGCCCGGGCCCTGCGATTGCTTTCAGCTTTGCGCTGCTTGGCCTCTTCGAGCTTCTGCTGCTGCTCGTCCCAAAAGGCGAAGATGCGTTCGATGGGGGTGCCTTTATATGTCTCCATACCTGATTTATGTGAGGAAAATAACTTTAAGTGTTTACTGCGCCGTGACGACCGGGGCCTCCACGACGGGCTCAGCCTCTGGGACGACCGGGGCCTCCACGACGGGCTCAGCCTCTGGGACGACCGGGGCCTCCACGACGGGCTCAGCCTCTGGGACGACCTCAGACTCCACGACGGGCTCAGCCTCTGGGACGACCTCAGCCTCCACGACGGGCTCAGCCTCTGGGACGACCTCAGCCTCGGGGACGGGCTCAGCCTCTGGGACGACCTCAGCCTCCACGACGACCTCGGCCTCTGGGACGGGCTCAGACTCCACGACGACCTCGGCCTCTGGGACGGGCTCAGACTCCACGACGGGCTCAGCCTCTGGGACGGGCTCAGACTCCACGACGACCTCGGCCTCTGGGACGGGCTCAGACTCCACGACGGGCTCAGCCTCTGGGACGGGCTCAGACTCCACGACGGGCTCAGCCTCTGGGACGACCTCAGCCTCAACGACGGGCTCAGCCTCTGGGACGAGCTCAGCCTCTGGGACGGGCTCAGCCTCTGGGACGGGCTCGACCTCCGCGTGAGTCAAGAGACTGGAGAGACGCGAGCCAGTGACGGGAGCGACAGGAACGCTAGTTCCTGGAGCCGGGGGCCAGGGGACCGAGTTCGCAGAACTCGTGACCTGCTCGTCCGTGACCTCGTCCGGCAGGTCGCGCAGGGCCTGCCTGTAGGCGAACCAGGCGTCTTTCTTGTCTTGGCTGAGGTGTGCGTCGGCCAGAGCCGTCCAGTCGCTTGCGGCGAGTCTCGCGTTGCGCTCGGTTCTGAGTTGAGTCCAGGCGGCGGCGGTCACGGTATCGACGTCGAGGGAGATGACCCAGACGTCATCAACGAGCTCAGCCTTGAGGGGCTTGCCCTCGAGTCCGTCTGGGATGGGAACGGTCAGGAAATCGGCCCAAGCACCCCCGTGGCGACAAGCGCCTGGAGGGACTTGACCGACTATGGTGGGGCCTGCTGGGTCGATAACAGCCTCCATTCTACTACTAGAGCTCGTTATTTATTTGGATGACGCCGCCAGTGCTGTTTGTGTTTTGGAGAAAATAGGGATAGCCGAGCGTCAAAGAGGCACTGCCGACAGTAGCCTGGACCGTTATACCGTTCGTACCTGCCGAGTCTCTTATTATAGCGGTAGTGATGATAGCGTTCCATGCACCTGATAAACTTCCTAGGAGACGGATATTCCCGACGTTCAAAACGTTTATGGTGGTTGCTGAAATGTCTCGCATAGGGACGGGTGTGATGCACAAAATGTTCGCTTGAGTGGTGGACGCTGCGATCCCCGACCCTATATATTCAAGCCCCGTAGTCCCACCGAGTTTGGTAAAGTACCTCTGACACAGCGCCAACTCCTGAGCAAATGGGCGTTGCTCGAACGGCGTAGCCACGGAACCTTTCTCGAGCTGGACGCCTGTCAGTTCGATGAAGTTGCCGGCGTTGGCGAGGATGTTGGTCGCGCCGCTTGACATGGTGTAGTTTCCGGTCAGCCACGTCGACGTCGAGGCGGTCGAGTAACCTGGTAAATAAGAACCGATGTCAAGAAGGATTCCCGTAGTATTATCTCTGTACCACGTCGTTCCATTAGGAGGAGGTGGAATCGTGAGAACCTGATACTGCCAAGTATTTACTGCATTTATCGTAAATGAAGTCACGTACGAATTCACGCCACCTGAATTACGAATAGAAACACTCACAACTGATCCAGTGGTGCACTGTGATCTGACCCAGAAAGAAAGGGTGACTGGGGCACCAAACGAAGTCCCCCACATCATGTCGATGATGTTATTGCCCTCGATGGATTGTTGTATACCGTACTGTGTAACTGGCGTGTTAGCCGCGATGCGCGACGAGAACCGTATACCGAGCTGATACGGCGTGTCAGGTGCGGCGAGGAGCTGTTGAGTAACCGTCTGTGTACCTGTACCACCTGTGAACGTGAAGCGATCTACAGTGCAAAACAGGGGATTTGTACCCGTCGTGCTCGTCCCCCTCTGCGCGATCCGCATGTCGCCGTTGATGATGCGGTTGCGGAACGCGCCCATGCCCGCGCCTCCACTGATCGTGCCCGAGACGACGAGATCGCCGGCAACCTCCAAGGCGCGCTGCGGGTTGGCGATGCCCACGCCCACTTTCGCGTCGGACGTCACGCAGAGGGACTCTTCGGTGCCGTTGAGGGTCCATTCCAGGATTGTCATGAAATTCGCCGTTCCTAGACCATTGGTAGTAGAGTTTACAACAACCCTAAAAAGGTTATATGCCTGCGTTGCACCCACAGTGAACGTTTGTGTGGCCGAAGCCCATGAAATTCCAGAACGTGAATCCATTAAAGTCCAATTGAGGCCATCACGAGATCCTAGAATCCAAAATTTAGACGGTGACTGGTGTACGTAATCCGAACGGACGGACATGACATAGTTTGAAAGAAGCGTTGAAACTGGAACTTGGAGCTGAAGCCATTCTCCAAGGTATGCGTTTCCTAAAGTATCAACAGTTGTTAACGGCCCTGTATATAGTCCGGTTGTCGCACTATATAATTGCGAACCATTTGTCCAATATGAATATATTGTTCCACCTCCGTAAATTGCACTGAGACTTGTACTCTTATCAAATGCCGCCCATACTGGATAAGCTCCATTGAAATACTCACTACTCGCACTCGCCACGTACTTCCCCTGCCCGTACGTGACGGAGGCATTCGAAGTTGTATCGAGCAAATAAGACGACATGGGCGCCGGCGGGTAACTCTGTACGGATCTCGTCGCACCCAATGAAACTGCGTTGAGCCCGCGGCCCTGGACCTCCAATGTGGTTCCTGTTTGACCGGCGAGAGATTTGAGGAGGAGCAAAGTGTTACGGTCGGTCACGAACGGAGCCGAGCCGTCCGCCACGTTGGGAACTGTGTACGTCGAGCCGGTGTACCGAGCCACGTTGGACACGCGGACGTCGGCGAGGTTGCCGACAATCTGCCCAGCTGAGACCGACCCACCAATCCTGAAATTGGATGTTGGTGTATAAATCATATTTGAACCAGATGGAGTAGCCGATGCAACTGTTGATGACGTTCCGGATGTTCCCTGATAAATGTTAGACTTTGCGCCATCATAAGTTATTGCGAGATGCGTCCAAGTGCTCAGGGGAATTGCAGTACCGGCTATAATCAACACACCGCCATTTGAGTTTATATACGGAACTCCTGAACTATTTAGACCAACGGCGAAGTCTGATCCTGAATTTGTTGTATATGGTTCGCGCACAAAAACAGGAGTGTTTGGATAACTGTTCAGGTACACCCACCCCTCAATAGTCCAGTTTGAAGCCCAGATGTTGGTCGTGAGCACAGACGTCGCCGCGTTGCCATAGTCGATGTAGCCCGTGCCGTCGAAACGGATCGAGTCGAGTTGGGGGTACGTGGTCGAGTAGGGGCTGAGCACGTTTGATGTGACGCCGCCGACGGGAGCAGGCAAAGATCCGAAGGAACTTGTCTGCGCGGGGAGCGGAGTGACGTCCTGGATCGATGGGTAGGTTGGCAGGGGGTACTGAGTGTCGAGGGACCAGGCGACGGTGGCGCCAGCTGGTAAAGTTTGGTTAAAGTTGGGGTTCGGTGTGAAGTTGCCAGACGAATAGACGTTGCCGTTGGCTCCAGAGGTTCCGAGAACGATACGAGCCTTGGCGATAGAGACATTCGGCCCGGTGCCGTTATTATACTGTCCGTGTGTGATGGGAGAGTTTGTAACACCCGTAACGGGCGCGACTGCAGGTGCGATCGTTCCACTTCCAGCCGGGGAATAACTACCTGTGAGATTCTGAAAAGTTCCGTTAAGTGCACAGTAAATATTCGAGCCGTTACACTGGACCATAATATGATTCCACTGACCAGTCTGAATAATGTTATTAGCCGTATATACGGTAGGATAAACGAAAGGACTCGTCGTATTCACATAAAAACTCAGTGCACCAGCGGGCGTCGCACCGAATAGCCAATCGGCTGGATTATTATTACCGAACATTTTGGACAACGTAAACGGGTACCACCGATTTATACCGGCATCACCTGCTGCGTTCGCAAGGCTCGGATAATTGACCCACGCCTCGATGGTGAAACCCAAACTTGAAATGGTCGTGTTGAGAGCTGAAACGTTCTGCGAGTAATAAGACCCCACCGTCCCCGGCAACGTCAAGCAAGGTCCATAGGGCGAGGTCGAGGCGCCCGGGAAGTACTGGGAGTTGAGGGCCAGGGTCAGGTTGGACGTGTAGCCGGTGTCCATACCTGTACGGTAGGTCGGGGCGGTCGTGAAGGGGGCGGATTGGGGCGTGAAGGTTGCCACCGGGACGATGGAGCCGGTCATGACGCGAACGTCGGCGA